GCCATGTGATGTATTCCACCTGACGCGGGAACAGAATGAACGGCGTGATGGCTTCAATGCCTCGCTCGACGTTACGCGGGTCAAACGTACAGAGAAAATCGTTGATGAACTCTACGGGGTGGTCAGCGTAGAAAGCTTTAACGCCACTCACAAGCGAAGGGTCTAGCCTCATGCGCTGCACCATTGCGATGCGCTCAAGCCAAACCGGCCCGTACTCTGGGCGCTTCCAGTTGAGTTTACCCACCTAGCAGCCGCTTGTAAGCCTCGCCCGGCTCAATGGTCAGCGTCCCGTCTGTCCTGATCGCTGGCATGTCGTCAGAACCACCAATAGCCAGCTTGTCGCCGTATCGCTTAGGGGCCAGCTTGGATAGCAGCCACTTGCGATTGTCAGACTTGAGGCGCAGGCCGTTAACCTCCACCGCAGTCTCAGCATTGACTGCTTGGTCGCTAATAGATTCCAAGTCTTCAGCCTGCCAATCCATCAATCTCTCACGCGCCCGAGCGTATTGTACGGATAAGTTAGTGCTCACTTCGCACCAGTCCAAGAATGTATTCGGCGACAAGCTCACAGCCTCGCATGATTTACGAAGGCTCAAGCCATTACACATAGCAGACAAGACCTGTGCTGCCATCTCTTGCTTCTGCTCATCGGTGCGTTGTACTCCTGCGCTCATTCCTTTACCCTCAGTTGATTCCATGTCTTCATCCCAGCAGCGTTAAGCAACTCATAAGCCTTGCTGCCGCCTTCCGTCTCCTGGATCGAGTGGATGTGCATAGCCTTGATAGCGTCTAACCCCCATTCGTTTTCAACAACGTGCTCGTATTCGCACAAAACCTCGTGCAGTGCGGTCAGTAGTTCTTGCTCTTTGTTGGTCGTCTTCCAACTGATCGCAGGAAAACTCACTGGCTCGTAAACCAGCTTGCCATTAACAGGAGTCATGGCCACATCATTGGCGAATGCGCCGCACATGAATTTGCTGATTTGTGTTTTAGTGTTCATTGCGATCTAGTCTCGTCTGTGAAATATGTGCTGGCTGGGAGATGGCTCAACTCAGAGTCAATCATATCGAGCCACCTGTCACCGATGCGCTCGAACGTACCCATAAGCTGAAGCCATCTTTCGTCGGTTGCCTTCTGTTGCTCTGTGTAGCGTTCAGTCATGTCAACCCTTTGGTTAAAACACTCGATCTATTCTTCTTTGGTGTAAGTGGCTTCAAAGATGTCTTTTTTGCACGGATAAATCTCACCCTTAACGCCTGTGATAAGCATGTCACTCGGGGTGAAGTTGTGAGTACCCTCTAGGGTTGGTATCAGATAACAAGTGTCCGTTTCATGCGTGACTTGGTGCCCGTTATAACTGAAAGACCACGGCATACCACGAACGAGGTTTAAGGCGCTGCTCTCCCTCCCGTATTGCAAAAACTCATCAAAGGTAATCGCGTCGATGACGACGGGTTTTTTCCGATATTTCATGTTGATCCTTAATGGTTAAAACACTAAGCACCCATCGGACTTACCTCGTGGCTGGGTCTTGCCGTTCGCACCCCCCTTAGTGACGGTAGTGCATTCGTCGGTTTAACTCACCATTTACCCGTGGTGAGCCGCCCTAAGTTGACGGATGAATCGGGTGAAGCTTAACTAAGTGGTGGCCGGAGCTGATCTCGGCATTAACGACCGTTTACGTTCTTTGCGTGCGCATCAGCACTGCGCATTCACCACTTAGTTAAATTCCATCATAAAACTAGCTCTGGGCACTTTCACCCAGATGCGTTGTCAGGCCCTCCCCTGCTTGGTTGACGACCGGGTTACCCCAATCCTTAAAGCGGCCGCGTAGTCGCAACCCAATCCAACGTGATTACATTTTACCGCATGAAGCCTGCAAAGTGGTTGGGTTCTTTCCACTGTTTCCCTGTTTGCACCGCCCTCACCATCGACTCACATATCCCGTATTCGGCCATCAGCTCTTTGGTTGACTTGATGCTATTGCGAATGTCTCGGGCCTTGTCCATGTCCAGCTTACCCGGCCTCGACCTGACAATGCGCGTCATGGCTGCGCTCTTTCGCATCTTGACGATTGGATTCTTGGCGAGCTTTGAAATCAATGCACTTCGGCTTTCGGCCTTCATATGTCCTATGTGCAGGCATGTAGGGTCGCCGCAGGTATTTCGGACGTGAAACCCTTTCATCATCTTTTTTGTGCCGCCTTCGGTGAAAATGAACCTCCTCACATTCAAGTCAGCTAAGCGCGGCTGTCCCCGATGATTTAGTGAGCCTTTCCACACTAGGCATCGGCCCATCTGTTCGCAGCGGGACAAGAGTTCTTCTACACTTTTCATAGCATCACCACTTGGTCGTTCTTTTTTAAGTTCACGCTCTTCAAAATCTCGATGACTCGGCGCTCTGTCAGCCGATGGCAGCGAATCATGGTCCTAGCAGGCAGCACGGCGCTCACTTCTGCGTAGTCCTCAAGCACAGCCCTGACACTTTGAATGCCCGGCCCTGATAGCCTTAGCGCGCCGCCTGCCTTGCATCGGTGTCCAGCCTCTGCCATCACTGCCATCGCATCATTCAAAAGCCCATCAAGGTCTTCTGTCTCGCCCATCAGTACCAGCTGCTCTGAAAAATTCACACAATCTGACACGATACCCCAATCGAATCGGTCAGGGTGCTCGCCGGACTCTATCTGCGCCAATCCATCCCACATCGACGTAAGCTGCGTGCGCCGCCAAGCCTCGGGAAGCGGCTCTGTAGGACTTGCACACATCTCGTCAATCAGTGTGTAGCGGAACTTCGGCTGCGTCTTGTGCTTCTTCATTGTTCACCCCAAACCATCAGCATCATGAAGTAGCACCCAATCAGGATGAATGCGGTGGATTGGCTTGTGTACGGTACAGCCAAACACAAAAGGCACAGCGCGTAAATTCGTTTATCCATTTTGTTGCCTCCAAGTACACCCGGCGCAACCCTTGTCAGCCTGGCCTAGTTCTGATTTCTGAACCTCGCAGTCTTTTGACATCACGTTAGGCCAGCTTGGGCGCTCCGTACCTTCTGGGACGTAGCCGCTTATGCTGCTCACGGTCGTTACAAACGGTTTGCGGTTAAAACACCAGTTTCTGTTTGTGTCTGGGTTCATGGCCGCACCAAATCTTCTTTGCTTTCATCCTCAACCCGCATGGTTTGCCAGCGCACCAGGCTATCTATGGCCTCCTGAATGTCTCTGGCTTCATCTTTGGCTCCACGCATTCCAGCGCAAAGCAGCTTTTTAATTGCATGTTGCAGTGGCGGGCTGGTCACTTTGTAAAGGTCTAAGACCCTGTAAACGTCGATGGTTTGCAGGTTGCTCACGTCTTTTGTGTAGTGTTGGTGGTTCATTTGATCCTCATTTCATCAAGCACGCGACGAAGCCATTTAGCCCCGCCGATTTCTTTCCATTGGGCTACCTGGGCGAGCGTGTTAGGTCGCCAGCTTATTGGTGTAGGCCGGGGCGGTGCTGGTGGCCTTCCGGCCCCTTCGCGATTACCGCCCTTCATGCGCCGCCACCACCTAAAAACAGCATTGCTAATTCGGCTTGTGCTTCTTCGTAAGTCTCGAAAAAACTCCATGTCTCATTTTTTATATTTGTGCAATAAAAAGCACGTTTAAAGTTTATTTTGCTTTTACTTTTTCTGGCGATGATCTTGCTGATGAATTCGGCAGAGATGGAAATTAATCTATGTGTTGTGTGTCCTATTGCGTACATTTTATTTTCTCCGTTTGGTTGTTGATGCCTCTATCGTAGCGCAACAATCAATCAAGTCAACATAAATAAACAACTTTACAATTCTTTTTATTGAAGCTCCGACAACACAATTCCATTCATATCGCAGAAAGCCAACGCATATGTGATGAGGCTAGCACTGCGCCGCACACTCATAAGCGCAGTTGATTCACGGATGTTCACGAATTCATGCTCTAGGCCTGGGATGATCTCGCACTCTTCTGCTGTCGCCACAGCATGACCGCTGACCAATAACACCTTCCATCCGTTGGCGTTGCGCTTCTTCCCTGCCCACTGAAACCCGGACTTCGCTATATCGCTGCATATGGCGTGGAACTTTGCGTTCTGGTCGCTGTTGCGCGTCGGATCGCTGATTAGCACCATCCGCCCATTCGGTGCGTCCTTCACCCCTTGGATTGCATTGGCGCGGGCTGTAGCGTGGGCTAGGATGTAGGTCTTACGGGTCATTGGTTGCTCTTTTCTTTTAAGCCATAGGCTGCCTAATGCAGGGGTTCGGTGAAACCCACACTTCTCTGTATGACCAATGAGCGGATACCAAAGAAACCTTTATCGAATACTGACGATTTAAGCGGTTGGTGAACACCGCAAGCACGTCCCTGCTCCCCTAATTTCACCGTTTAACGTATCGTTCAATGGCTTGGGTGCTCACCCGTTCCATGCTGGCCCCCTGCAATCGCCAGTTTTCTTTGGTTTGCCCTTACGTGGCAGTCGGTCGTTTTGCTGTGGAGCCAAATGCAAGGCTATCCTATGTCCGGTATCTATGGGCATCCAGCTTGCCATAGAACGCAAAAAGCCCTCAAGCTGCTGCGTTCCGGTGCTGGTCCCACCATCCGATTTAACGGAGAAACGCATGAGTTTGAGGGCTCATTGAGTTACCTAGCGGGACCAGCGCCTGATGAAAGGATTTTACCCCATCATCAAGCAGTCTGTCCACCAAAGTATTTCATTGGCAACGGTACCAACATGCTGGCAGCAACCAACTGACGCGGCCCCAACTGCCGCCACACGTCACCGCTGACAATCTCACGGACGTGGACAATGCGACCTGGCTCCATCGCCATGACCTCGACGCCCTCGAGTAAATATTTATGCCCTTGTTTAGCGGTCATTGCTTTGCCTTCAGTTGTTTCAGTTTCAGAACGTATTCGGCTTTAATCGCCTTCAGGTCGTCTATCGAGTGTCGGCGCGGCGTCTGGTCACACTCCAACGCATCAAGCGCCTCAAGCCCTATCCTGGCAATCAGGCCGTGCCTGTAGCCTGATGCGTTGCCTGATGCGTAGCGGTTGTCGTGTTTGCTTTGCGCGTGACAGTTCCGCTCGTCAAACCTCAAGTGCGGGGCTGACCCCCTACTGCGGAAATGGCCCGCATCTACAGCATTCCCAGACCAGTCCAACGGCCTACCGCTTGAGATGCACGGATACCCGGCTTGTTTGTCACGCTCTCGAATGTAGGCATTGAAGGACTGTTGCGCAAATCTGATCCAGTCGCCACGGGCGTCCATTTTCGCTAGCTTGACTTTGGTTTCCTTGCGGTCAATCAACGCATCTTTCTTTTCCCTGCCTTCTCGCAGCGTTTTAGCCAAAGCCTGGGCACAGGGCCAGCTGCACACGGTTGCGAGCGCCATGGGTGATTGGAAGGGCTCCTTGCAGACTTTGCACTTCTTTTGCTTGGGCGTCTTAGGCTGCACTTGTCATCGCCTTCCCGACTTCAGCGGCTGCGCGGGTAATTGCCCGGCGTGTGGCGGCGTACAGTGCTCTACCCATTGCAATTTAATCCCCGCAGCCTTCGCAGCAAACTCAAGCAGTTCTTTGTCAGTCATGTTAAGAATCCTTTTCCGTCGTTTTGCTCGCTGTCGTTGCCAAGTCCACCCGCGCAAACCAACTCACCCTCGTTTCGATGGCTTCGGGCTTCATTGACCGGTGTCTGCCGCAGGTGTGCTCCGATGCTGTACTTTCCCAGCCCGGCCCATGTTGGCATTGGGCAAAGCCATGCTTCGCTAGTCTGGATGATTTGAGCCGCCACGATTCGCAGGTTAGACATTTCATTTTCCATTCGGCTGCGCGATGGCTGCACGCATTCCGTCAAACGCTTGTTGCAGCACCGCACGTTGCGCCTCGTGCTTGAATGCTGTAAGACCCACGAGCAACAAGAGCGTTTCTGCGGCATCGGTCAGTACGGATATTCGTGTATCACGCTCCGCCATCTGTTTCTCAAAATCAAAAAGCTGTACTGCCTGCGCTGCAAGGGCGGCACGGGCGTAGTTAATTAACTGATCCCAGGTGAAATAGTTATCATCCGCACCCTCGCCAGGTGGGCCAGCGTATTCACCGCAAAGAACAGCGGGCTTGGGTAGCGGTGGTAATTCTGGCTGCGCAATAGTGAACGGTCCTTCGTCGTATGGTGTGTTTGCGGAGTTGATTGGCTGCGCTGTAGGTGGTGAGTTATTGTTCATGCTTTGATTTTGGGTTGTTTTGCTTACGTGGTGCTGACGTTACGCGCCGTCGTAATAAAAGCGCATAGGCTCGTCGCCTGCGTTTGGGAGGTATTGCTGGCTCTGTTTGTCGTACCACAGCGCAATATTGCCTTCCCACCCTTCGCCGTTTCGCTGTTTGTCCACGATCAGGGCTGTGTCCGGCTCTTTCTCGTCGTACTTCATCCCGTCGTACATTGCGCGCTCTTTTTTCTTATTGCGCCACACACCGATTACGTTGTCCACTTGGTCGGTGATTGCGCCGGTCCCCTTGAAGTCGTACTTGCCGGGCTTTTGATCCTCGTTGGGTGGCTTTTTGACGTGGTGAATGATGTGGATGTGAATCTGCTCGTCGCGGGCAATACTGCAAAGCTCGTCGATAAACGCTTTCTGCCCGTTGTAGTCATCCTCACCGGCCACGCATTTCATCAAGTTGTCAATGAAAAAGTGAGTGATCCCCAATTCCTTCGCGCAGTACCTGGCAACACCGCATACTTTTTTCCATTCAACCGTGCCCTGCTGGTCGTAAATCCACATGCGGGTGTCGGTCCAGTCCCGGAATTCCTTGTAAAACTGAACCGTGGCCTCTTTAATCGCTGCGTCTTGCAAGCACTCATCGGTCAGGTTGTATCCAGTGAATTGCCGCCCCATGCGCTCTAGCGTCTTAGTCGGCTTCATCTCAAAGCTACAAACACAGACCTTTTCACCCTGAGCGCACAGTGACAGCGCGGCTTGTCCCGTTACCAGACTCTTGCCCGAACCATTAGCCCCACCCCAAACCGTCACCTCGCCGCTTCGGAATTGAATCAACTCACGGGTTTTGGCCCACGGCATAAATACTTGCTTTTCAACAACCCCCGCATCCAGGCGGTCCAGCATGGCTTGAACGTAGAACGATGCAGGTCGCACTTTTTGCTTGTGATCGGTAACCGCCTCGTAGACGGAGAAGTCGATCATGTCGTCAGAGATCATTGGCATAGTGCGGCCCTCTCTTTGCTTATCCAGTGGGCCAGCATCACGCCATCTCTAGGCTTTTCAAACTTGACAGGTATTTGCACCCCGTTTGGAAGCGACACCGCCAAACACTTACCACCAGCTGCGACAACGGAATCCAGCACCGATAAAGCAAACAGGCCGCAATCACCAAACTGGTAAAGGATGAACTGCAGCCCAACGATAGGCCTAAAATCCATTAAACGGGGCTCAGAGGCGTTATTTATGTAGACCGTAGACTCAGAGTCCACCATACCGCCCTGACGGGCTCCTACGATGATCTGGATGGGCCCTGATGGCTTCATGCGCTCCATACGCATAGCGCGAAGTGATGTGAGGCTCATTAGACGTACCTCTGACGCTCAGTAGGCGCCGCCGTAGTGCCGGCGTCTTCCCATCGTCGTTGATTAAGGTAGGTGGCTGGATGTGGGATAAATTGGCCGCCGTCCTTTGTCCACTCTGGCTCGTTCTTTCGCTTCGCTATGTCTTCTAGGATGGTGACCACCTCACTTGGCTTCACCTTCGCCGCCTTCCATGCTTTGATTGCTGCTGGCTTACCTGCTTTTCTTGGATATGCCTCATAAACTTCCTCAAAGCCGTCAGGCGTTGTTTCCTTTAGTGTTTCAACTTCCTGTTTTGTAGCCAGATTCTGACCCACCCCCCCCTCAAAAT